TCGATACAAATCAAGACATTGTTCTTTAACACCAACAGGATAATCTGGATGCCAGTGCGCTTCCCTACAGTCGTAATATCTTCCAGATTCTCCAAAATCTGAATTTATCAAAATCAATACAGCAACAAATACTGTAAAAATAATTAGAAAATTACGCCAGTGCTCCATGCAACTATTCCTATATATGTGAGGTAATGTAAATATTGATCTAAACCTAGCAACCACCAAAATTGTTCATGAGTGTTGGGCGTCCATTTTAGTTTTGCATTTAAATTCATTTTGGCCCAGTCAATGTGATAATGTATTACACCGTCAGCAAAGCCTAATAGTATGGCCATGTAAGGCGGGACAAAGAAAACCAACACTAGAAATGTACCAATATAGTGCAATAAGGCGTGAAGTACACCGCCAGGGTGCCCGTAAGTTCCTTTATTGCTCCACTGAAACTTTGTTTGTAAAGGAAAGTCTACAATAAAGTGTTTGGTTACAAGTAACGTCAAGATAATTAATATTTCCATTATAGTCTTTCACTTAATAAAATGCGACACAAGTCTGCATCTCGTTTGTTTTTAAAAGTAAATGACATATAATCAGTCTCGGGCCTTGACTCGTATCTGCCGCCCGGTAAACCAAATACTTCTAGTACCATAGCACAAGTTTCATTCCACCAGAATCCAGTCTGACGTTCATTCCATGCTACAGTAACAGTATTATCTGTCATTTCTTGTAGTTTCCTTTTTCTGGAATAACGTGTCTAACACCGCCGCGGGGATCAGCCATGTCACCTTTACGTCTTGGAATCATATGAATGTGTGGATACATCACAGTTTGCCCAGCACTTTCTCCAAAGTTTTGTCCAACGTTAAATCCATCCCACTGTTCAGCAATCACACCTTCCATGCCCATACTGTATGCGGCTTCATAGCATTTCATAACACAGGCATAATTTTCGTGTGCTGGAACAAACAGTAAGTGACCCTCAGTCACAGGATATTTGTCATAGAATACCCATACACTGTCAGTCTTGTGTGCAAGGTCAGTCCATACTGCACGACCTTCGTTCATTGCTTGTTCAATATCAGTCATGATGTTGCTCCTCTGGATTCCATTTACGCCACCATTCTTCCCACGGAAATACAATCCATTGTGGGTCTTCGTATTTGTTAATATTTTCAGCAGAATAATCTACTTCTAATGTGCTTTCACTTACTGCGTTGTCGTACAGTACAGCAACACGTACATTTTTGTTCCAAACATCTTTCCATTTGTCGTCGTTAGGAAAACATCCGCTAGGCCAATCGGACTTAATCCAACTCAATGTTGCACCGCTGTCGTTGATATCGTCGACGATTAGAATTTTCTTGCCGTTGAATGCATCCTCGGCCATCCATAGATTACTTTCACACTGACTGCCGTCTCTAAGACTGACCTTAAGTGTTTCCATAGGACGTCCAAGGTATTGACTAACGAGATTGGCTGGAGTTAACCCGCCTCTGGTAATGCCTACGACATAGTCAGGAGTCCATCCATCGATCCACATTTGTCGAATTAATTCTTGAACTTGACGTTGTACGTCATTCCAACTAACGTAGACTTTTTTCATAGTGTAAGAGCGTATGCTAAACGTTGAAGTTCTTCTTTGGTCATGAAGTAATTGTAAGTACTTGCATCTCTTACAAGACCGTCTTGGTCCAGTGATTCGTTAATCAACTCAATACTAAACAAGCCTTTTGGGTTCAGCACTTCGTGCTTGACCAACCGTACTCGAAAACCTCCACTTTCTTTAACAGTTGATTCGATTCGTGTGCTACGCACTGATTCATGTAGTTCCATCATTCATCTCCTTTAATTGCTTCGAATGTTCTATACTTTGCCAAAGCCTTGATGTAGTCGTCGTACATCTTTTTAAGTTTTGGATGTTTAGACTCTAGTTTAACATCTCTTTCAGGAATTTGCAATACCTTTTCAATTGTATCTAACCGTTCTTCTAAGTCTCTACCATTAACGATCATCTTACCTTTAACTTCTAAACTAGCAGGATTATCTTTAGCAGTTAGTATATTAGAATTACTGATACCATTATTAGCCCAATTGAAACTGGATCCGGTATTATTAGTAGTATAAACTTGTCCAACTATTAGAGGCGCAGTAGACACAGAAGGTACTGCACCGTACCCAGGTTGCTTAATCCCCAAAGTAACTCTCCAAACTGCCTTTGCGCTTGACGTCTAATGTTTGGCAATGAAAACCACCGCTCATTGTACGTGCTTGGCGCTGTGGCAAGCCGATAGATTCGATACCGTGCTTCTCTAATACTCTGCGCATTACATCTTGATCCTTGTCAATAATAACCAAGTTTGGATTAACACTTAGCATGTTCATACCAATCCAAGGACTACAAGGAGGAATACCGCCAGGTAATTGTGTCGGCGCAGTATACATCATTTCTGGAGTAATCCAAATCTTATCCCAGTCTTTAAAGATTTGTGGGTAATGGTCTTCACGCAGACGAGCACCATTAAACATAACCAGGCCTGGACGCAATGGAATAACTGTTGAATCAAAGTGTGCAAAGAAGTAAAAGCCTTCTGCCAAATGTAGTTTGTAACCACGCTTTTCAACAATGTTCTTCATCCACTGGTAACCTTTAAGTGTACCTGTGTTAGAAACTTGATACAATAAATCCTTACCAAGGCGCACAACGTTAGGCGCTTCCCAGATAATTTCGTGATTGTTAACTGTGGGCTTGCTTAGGTCTTCTACTTGATATAAGTCATCTAGCAAAATAGGCTTGGGTGCTGAAATCCATTCTACACCTTCTTCCACTTGCTGTGTTAGGTAGTCGTAGTAAGCACGACTTTCATATTGCCGGCAACGTCCTGGACTTGCGGCCTCTAGTACTAGATTATCTAATGGCAATAACAAGTCACGTGGACAGAATGTATACCAACCAGTTGTAGTCCAGTCAGGACTACTAAACTCTTTACTGTGGTCAACACTTCGAGGACGATGCACTTTAACACCTAATCCACGAAGTGTGTCAGCAAGTATTTCTAAGTCTTCGTTGGCTTCGTCACGGATGCGTTGATCGTGCGGGCCTTGCAATACTTGTAGTTCTTCCAAGCCATATTCTGCGTAACTAAACGCTTGTACTGCTTTACTCATTGTTGGTAACATTGAGTGGTCTGCGGTGCCTACAATGATCTCCTCTAATGGATCCCAATCGTTATGTGAGCAAATTGCCATATTTTTCCTTTATTATTGTTATGAATTCATCTTTATCTAGATGCAGATACTTGTGGAAACTCAATCGATTCATCGAGCCTCCGCGATTATATTCCTGCCATTTACCATCGCCCAGTGCAAACATAACAGTATTAGATGGTTCAACATTTAAAATGTCTGCAAATTCTAATTGCTTGTTTTTGTAGTTGACTGTAATATAGTCTGGCGAAAATTGTTGTAAAAAATAACTACCTAGTTTTGCACCGTACTTGTTATTGTAACTTCTATACTGGTAAACAAACAATGGGTCGTCATCATTTATTCTTGTCAAACGCATACCTACTCTTGCATGTGCAATAGGAAAGTATTTGCTAACACTGAATGCAATGTCTGTGATGCATGGGTATGTAAAGTCGTAGATCATATTTGAACTAATGCCATAGTAGGCACAGTCTATGAGAACAGGAATTTTTAACTCTGTACATTTATTCATGAGCCATTCATATGACTCGTGTTTGTTACCTGTATCTGCGAATGGAAAACTAATGACAACTGCATCGTTGACATGCAGTAAATCGTCTTCCAAATATTTCCAATCGGGCCAACTGTTGCGCCATGCCAATTGGTGATACATGTATTCGCCTTTGAAACAACGGAATCTACGTGTGTGATTCTTCATGTAAAATTTATCAAAGGCTTCTGTAGTGCCTGCACTGAATACAGAATGTTTAAAATCTTCCAAGCCAACAAATCTACTTAGGCTTGTGCTTTTAATCCATGCTAGGTATTGTTCACAAAATTCGTCAGTGGTATACTTGCCAAAGAATGTGTGTTCATTATAAGCATCATAGGAGATCAGTGCATTTATAAAATTAGGATCCTCTATGGCAAATGCACCACCTAGAGGCTTGTCGCGATGATCGTAGGTAATCTTAGTCATTTAAATGAGTTACCTGCATGACTGTAAAATCTTGAATACCAAAGTTTGCGGCACCGTGCCAAGTGTCGCCGTACCAAGTATAAACATCACCGGCATTCCACTCACTGATGACATTGCGTCCAATTTGTAGTACTTGCCCAAAACTCCAATCAGTCAGCATAACTGCCGAACGACCTATTTTCTTTTGATGCTCTGGTCCTAAATTATGCTCTTTGATAAATGTAGCATAACTGTCAAAATGCCAAAAACTTAGATAACCTGGCGTGATTTTTAAAAAGTTATAGTGCTTCTTACCGTAGTCAAATTTATCATAGGCCTGTTTCAGACCTTTAGATAGTTCAGGACTAAGACACATATAATGTAGTGTAGGTTCTTTGGGAACTTGCCACTCTGCGTATAAATCTTCTAATTGGAGTTTGAGATCAGTGGCATGCGTATTCCACTTGTCCTCTTTGGGAACTTCATGTGTTTGATAAGTTTCTAACCATGTAAAGTTAGAAAGGTCTGCGGGCAACCAAGTTACCGGCAGACTACTTTTAATTGCTCCAGTTTTAAACCAATTTTTAAATCCCAGAGATTCCAGCAACGGATTTTTCATTGTTATTTTTCCTGCTTTCCAAATATTGTTCATTGTGTATCCACCGGTTATTTACTAGGAACCCCCACTCTCTGCGTTGTGGTCCAGGCATAAACATTGTCCAACATTCTACACTTGGATCTAATTCAATACGATGATAACTGTTGGCACTGCAAAATCTAAAATGACCGGGACCACGCCAATGCTGTGTTTCTCCAATCTTGGAACCTTTGCTATCGAATACAGGAGTCCATTCGTAATAGCCGCCTTTTAAAATTAAAGTAGCGTAAGGCCATGGATGATCATGCACATCATCGGGGTCTGATTTAAGAAACTTGTGTATAAACACATTAAATGGAAATTTTCTTCGTTCTTTAAGAAAAACATAATACCTTTCTAGATATGGTTCGTTGGATTCTCGATCCATTATAATACGTTTACGACCGATGTTGTTGAGCCAGTTTAAAAATGCTTTAATCATACGTGCCTTTTTTGATGTGATTCAAAATGTAGTCTTTGTTGGGTACATTTATTTGTTCGAGTATTGCCTGAAGTTCAATTTTATCTTCTGCCGATAGGTTCATTATATCTAATTTTTTAGGATAAGTCAAGACATTAGTTGTCCAAGTGAGTTTCATTCTTTCCACGAACTTTGACAAGTCTACAATTCCAAACCAGTTGTTGACGTGTATAGTGGTATGAATAGAAATATCAAAGTCTAAATCATCAATTTGATCGATAAATTTAATAATATCGGCCCATTTACTACCTGAACGAACTCTTTCATTGAGTGCTCCAAATCCGTCTATGCTAACAATGAAATTTACATTTTTAAATTCATCTAATAACTCTATTGTTTCGCTGTCAAGATCAAATGTGCCGTTGGTATTATAAGTCACTGTGACCAAGTGTTTGTTCTTGATCTTTTTAAGAAACTTTTTATGACGATTAGTCATCAAAGGTTCACCTCCCAAGAACATTACTTTTTTTATAGATCTTGGAACAGAAGTTATTTCTTTGGTTTTAGTAATCAATAATTTTTTAGGAGTATCGGGGTTGTTCTTTTCAGCCCATGCTGAACTAAATTCATCAAAGCACCCGTCACAGGTTAGATTACAGATATTATCAAAGCCAACTTCGAAATATTCTAACTTAATGGAGTCTCTATTGTATTCTTTGTTAAATTGTTGACGTAGGCTTTCTTTACCTAGACTTTCTTCGTGATAGCATTTTTCACATCCTGTAATAGGAATACCGGCTGTGCTTTGTTCCCTTAATAATTTGTATTCGTCTGACGAAAGTATTTTGACTAACGAGCCCGTGAAAACACCTGCCGGCGTTTTAAAACGACAGCAGGGAAAAATCCTGTCATCACCTCTTAGATTAGCGTGTCGCCAGAATGCAGAACAAACAACTCCATTATCCTTCATCATCCTTTTTCTTTGATTCCCAGTCGTCCTTGCACATATTGTAGTATGCCTTCATATGTTCGTAGACTTTTTCTAATCCAGGATATTCTTTACACATATTATTAAATTCTTCCCAGTCGGGAAATCCATTAACAAATGGTTCTGGAGGTCTCCACAATCCACTAGGATGACCAAACGGTATATCGTTACCGGTTATAGTTATAGTATCAATGACACCGTTGACTATAGTATACATGGACTGTGCGGCACTGTAGTCACTCACATCAATAGTAATTGATCCAAAATCCAAGTCTGCAGGACTACTTGAGATTGTTATACAGTCCGTTGGCACTAAAGAACTGCTCTGTAAGGTCTCTGGTTTGTTTTCTGAGTTGTGGTAAGAATTTGTCATAGTTTTCCATATACTGTATAATTTTTCCACACAGTTCTGGACGATGAGCATTGTACGCTTCAAAACTTTCAGTCCAATGTGACGGATACTTGAATGTATCGTAGGCCATTTCGCTGTAACTTAAACGATCCGGAACCATAGGAATAGCATCTACTACTGCACCTTCGTACCAACTGATGCCAAGTGTTTCCTGCAAGTTGGCACTGAACACTAGTTTAGCCTCACCTAACAAATTATGATATTCATTTTTTGTCAGTTGTTGATCCTGACACACAACAAATTCATATTGTGGCAAGTGTTCTTTTAAGTCGCGGAAGATTTCAACTTGCTTCTCTGGAGCAATACGATGCGGGAATAAAATTAAATTCCGCTTGGTCATTCCTTTGTAAGGAACTAAGATATCATCCATATACTCCATGGGCCAGCCTGTGCGTACAACCTTGTTGTTGAACAACGTATCGTCAAATACAGTCTTATACATACTTACTTTACGATCCGGATCAGGTTGGATCAAGTTTTTGTAAAACATGTGAATGTGAAAGTCTGTGGCAAAGTAGTTGTGATCAAACGCATGGTAAAAACTTTTCTCTGCATGCCTTACCCAAGGTTTATCTCCAACTAAGCGTCCGAGAAAGTCTTGAGGATCATAACTGCCAGCATGCCATAAGCCATGTATGGTTACTGGAATGCCCAGCAACTCACTCATATACTTTAAGTTGACGACACCAGGATGCCAAGCATCTGTAAAGATAAAATGGTCACCAGCAAGTACTTTACCCCCAGTGAAGAGTCTACCCATTTCTTCAACTTGTGCAGACTTGTAAATGTTGGTGCCACCAAAATTGAGAAAAGCACCAGGAGTAGTAGCACTTGGGATATCAGTAGGACCTGAAATAATGTGGACATTATGTCCTGCCTTTCGTAAGATAGCAGGTAAGTGAGTCTTCCACTCGCCTGTGTAGCGAGTGGAAACTGCTTCGAGATCTACTAAGTAGATGGTCACTGACGACCATTCCTGTAGTTATTGTTATAACCGTTGTTGTGACGAGGCTTGTCGCTGTTAAAGCGAGGCTTGTCGTTATTCCAAGCACGTTTAGGCTTCTTGGAATACTCAAAGTCACGATAGACCTTAGAGTTACGGTTGTACAAATCTGCCGGATTAAACGGCAGGAGTTCGAATCTGCAAAAATCTAGCAGTGCGTCGAGATCGTCAAATACTTGAGCGACTTCTTTTTTCATCATTGTTTCCTTTAATATTTGATGAATGAACCATTTTCTCCGTCTTCGGAGACCTCAATCCAAACCTCGCGGTCTGGATACTTTGCATGAATCTGAGCGTATAAATCATCGCTCATCATCTCACAACTTTTGTAGTCTAGCGACAATACACCTTCGTTGCTAGAATACAGTTTTTCGAGCCATCGCTTGAATTGTATAAATTCCACATCTCTGTCATTGTGGGTGACACTAAGCCATACCCTAAAATGAAAAATATGGCGATGGGGATTAGCCAAAAACGAAACATCATATTCATCTCCTGTTGCTAGGTTGGGATCTGTTGCGGCTGCGGGATATTTGTGAATACCTTCTTTACGAAAGGTAACCCAAATCATTTTAAGTGGTCGAATATCTTGTTTAATAATCATGTTGGTGTATCTTGTGTATATTGATCCCAGTAAGTAAATTTATCTTTACTCATTAGGCTTTGGAGGTGATGTGTCCATACACCTGGGTTTGTTTTGCCCCAAGTAATGTCATCGAGTTTGAGTGTAGCATTGTAGTTAAGTTGATTAATATAAGGCAATTTTACACTAATCATAGGAACGAATTTAGGCCATTCGGAGTATCCGCTTTCGATAACACCTTCGACGTGTTCAACACCGAAGTCCAAACTGACCCAATAGTCGTGTTGCAAGCAGGTACGAATAACATCGTCCCACGGAGCATATTCTTCCATGCTAATGGATTTAGGATTAAAACTTTGACTAGTGCCAAAGTAGATATGCTGTACTTCGTGCTGTTTAGCCTTGTTGAGGATTTCTTGTACAGGCGGTGTGCCAACAACAAAAAGTGTTTTCATGCCGTAACAAATAGTATGCTCGACTTCATACCCTGTAAAGTAAACAACGTCTTGTCGTTCTTCAGTGTTTAGTCCCATTTGATATAACCTCTGCTGTAACCGCTTGGACGATCCTTACCATCCGCAAACGCTTGTTGCCATTCAGTGTTACGATTATAACTTCTAGTCCAAAAATTGTCAACTACTATGTCGCCTCTTTCTATCCAAATGGCAGCATCTTTCATACAATCGTAAAATCTGTCAGTTCTCGGACTTGGAAATACCATAGTACAGGCTTTCCAAAGTAAGTTACTAAAGTCTGTGGTAACAGTCTTTTGGCTACCAAACACAACCAATGCTTCATTATTCAAAATTGGCATATCAAATACATCTGTTCGACTGCTTAAATCTATAACAACATCAAATGTACCTTTATATGTTTGACTGAGTGTATCGCCCCAAAGTTCTTTATTATTATTGCCAACTACAGTAACGTCAAAATCGAAACAATTTAGTTGAATGGTCTTATAAGCAATCCATGCCAAAAATCCACTGCCCAAAATTAATAGTCGTTTACCCTCGCCGCTTCTTTTATAGATATCAGAAACTGCTTGTTGTACAATATTGATGCCACATGCAACTGGTTCTAAAATATATTTAGGATCTGCTTCTGGTATACGTACAAATTCATCTTGCCGCACATTATAAAAGTCAGCATATGCAGGTTCACCGCGTGTGGCAACATAGTCGCCTTCTTTGACATCAGTTACCAATGCACCAACCTTTGTTACTTGACCAATACCTTCATGCCCTTGCATTTCTAAAGGAAGTGGACTAAAGTTACCTTGCATCATATCGATGTCACTGCGACAAACACCAGTCATAACTGCTCTTACTTCGATTTGATCCGAAGCGGGTTCGGGTTTATCGTAGGATACCTCTTCAAAGTATCCCTGTCCTGTAGTTTGTAAACACTTAACTATCATAAGTTCTCTATCTGTTCGTGGATCCAAAGATCCTGTTTAAGTTGTTTATTCCAAAATTCATTGTTATTTAGGTTACTGACAGCAGTTTCTATCATCTTTTTATAAGCAGATTCTGGACACAGGCCTAATGCATGCCTAACAGCACTATTTTTCATACTGAACGCAATACTGCTATCGTCGTGGTCTAGATTAGTTTTCCAATTAGCACTCAACACCCATGTAATATCGCCATTTTTAAATTCAAGTTTACAAAAGTCGTCTACGTCATATACACCATTGGGATTAATTGTACCATAGTCCGTGCTAGTTATATCAGACAAAAGATAATTTTGCACAGACACTGCATCAAGTTTACTGCCTTTTGTGTAGTCTGTCAACTCGCAATAGTAACTGAGCATATGGGGAATCAAATCTCTACTAACACCACCAAACGCTAGTTCTTTATTAGTAAACCAACTGCCGGGACTAGGAATTCGATTAGCGTTGTTCCAACGAATATAAACTTTATCACTTTGGTCTGCAAGACTTTTAAACTGTTTGATTTCTTCTCTGTACTGATTATTCTTAACCATCATAAATCTAGTCTTTGGAAAGTCTTCGACCAAGCACTGCCAACATTTACTATCTTGAACCCCGGGCTTTTCTACAAAGACAATATATGCATGGGGAGCCACAGTCCTTGCTAGAAGTTCATGTGTAAAGTTTGGAGTACAGATGTTTACAGTATCAAAGTGTTTATGTTCAGCAATGGCTTCTTCTACAGTTTTAAAATCTGCAGGTCTGACAGAGTCTACAGTAACGACTGTAGATCCCATTTGCTCCAATACAGGCTTGTATACAGCATTGCCAAACCCCATGCCTATAATTAAACTTTTCATTTGACTTCGTTTTCTAAATCATCTAGTTTATGAATTGCATCTTCGCCGAATTCTTCACTGTCTGTGTCGTCAGTATCTGCTGTTGCAGAGTCTTCTTCAAAGAATTTACTAAAGTTAGTACTGGCATTGATAGTCTTTTTGCCGGTAGCACCACGAGTACCAGGAATAGCCATCCAAAACTTACTGAAATTTTCAATAACAGCATCTGCTGTAGCCCTATCAGTGGCACTAAAAATTGCATCCACTACATCTTTAAAATATAGTCTGTCGAACTTTTCTTGTACTAACATAGTTGGACATAATCCTGCATCGTATTGACGATTGGCTTCTTGAACAGAATTCAAATGCATCCAAACATTGTGACCCATTAAAATAGCATAGGTAAAACTATCCCAAGATGTTTTGTTTTCTTTACCCATTCTATTTAGGTTACCAGGAGCGTACACACAAATATCGTTGGTTTTTACTCCGTCTAGAATAGGACTCTTTTCTACATATTTAAAAACACCATCTTGTACTAGTGTATCTAAAAATAGTCTAGTATCTCCAGCATACTTCTTGTCGTCAAGTGTTGGCAACATTCTGTACAGCCATTTTTTCCTATCTTCTGTTTCTGTCTGAATATACATCTGTCCGTTAGCAGTAGCCAAGAACGGACTTGCACAGTCGAAACTGATTGTGAAGTTAGGATTGTGATATTTACGAATCGCACGTTGAATGTCTGTTAGTAGCAATGCCCACTCTAGTTTACTTGTGCCCAAGAAATGCATCCAGTCCTGATGACCTTGTTCTAATAGTCCGTCGAAGCGTAATGCTACAAGACGCTTTAGCACCAAGTGTACATCGCACATATTTTGTCCGCCCATGGCCCAACCATTAAATGCTTTGTCGCCGTAGACTTTTGGATCACAAAAGTGTTTCATTTTGTCATACCAATCATCTGCTTGTGCGTGATTCTCACCTTGTAAAACATTTAAGAACTTGCAATTGCCATTGCGGTGTTTAATAAAATATTCGTTGTTGTACTTTGTTGCCTCAACGGCTTGCTCGTAACTGCCGACCCCACTGTTCTTAGCGCCTACAGGACTACGACCAACCCATGCTGGAATATCAAGCACCATGCCGTAATCCATAAGACTGTCCATCCAGTTTAGTACTTGCTCACGTTTTTTCTGAGCCGCATCTAGTTTTGCTTGATACAACTTAACATGGTCAACTTTTGTATATTTAGGATTGCCGTTCTTGTCAGTTTTAGGATTGCCAGTAGGATCGATTTGTGGAACCAACTCAACACCTTTGGCAATGGCTTCGGCCATAAGTGCCGCAACTTCAGGACCAGTAGGATCCTTCCATTCGCCTTCCCATACACCTTTACCTATCTGGAATCCGCCAGAGTCACCTAATACCCAACTAGATCCGTCACGTTTACGATTTCTAAACAAGGATTCACGATCATCGTTTTTATTAAGATCTAAGTTAGCATGTCCTGCTGAGTACAAGCACCATTTATAATTAAATAGTCCTGCTCCAGGCTCTAGAAAGTTTAAACTTTCTACGTCATTGACAAAGTTTGTCGGTATACGACTTGCCTGTACATACGGATAACGATGTCGCTGATATCCAATGAAAGACGCATAAAAACTCGACGTGGCTGGCAAGAACAATGCGTAATCATTTTGTGCTGATGTTAAGTCTTTATTCATTTAAATCCACCCACCGGCTCTAACAATGCCTATAATACCCACTAAGATCCAAAAGCCGTTAAGCAATGTATATGCGTTGTCTTTCTTTATTATAGCGCAATATGTTAGTAGAATAGCATCTAAAGTATTAACAATCCAAACAAACATAAATGGGCTTGCTGGACCTAACCACGATACTAAACTAAAACATATAATGCGCATAATGACCCCAGCCATTTCAAACTGAGGTATATGTGCTTTGATATAATCTAGTATAAATGTCATAATTATTTGCTCTGCGCTGGAAGAATATAGTTATATTCAGCAACACCGCTGTCTACAGTAATTTGCATAGCACCGGCATCTGCGATCTTCATAGTGATCTTGCCACCTAGATTAAGAATACTACGAACTTGTGTAACAGGCCACGCCCAAGTGTGTTTGAGTTTGCCAGTAATATTTGATTGGAAAACAAAACTACCTGCGTGGCTTGCGGCATCGCCGAAGAACACTACTAGGTTTCCATTTTCGGTACGAACTTGGAATACGTTTTCTTCGTTGTGTGCCTCAGCCTGCAACTTCAAACGTTGAATAGCACTGATGCTAGGTTCAAACTCTACCTCCCAACTAGCACCTTTGAACTTGACAGTCTTCAATTTTTCATTGATGATATCACTGTTCATGAAGCGATAGTCGTTTTGAAAGTCGCCTGCTTGATTTTTAAAGTGTAGACCTGTAGGAATCACAGTGCCATTACGGTCTGCGGTAACAACATTAATCTGTGCGTTTTCTTTGTACTCTGGATTTTTCAAGTGTAGATTCAACTTGTCCAGATTAGGCATACCAAATGTGCCTTTAAACTCTACCACTGGTGTATGTGCAGTGGCACTAACAATAACACTACGGTCTTCAGCCATAGATTCGATAGTGGTAGTTTTATCCTCACCACTAATTTTAACCAAAGGCAGGAAGCCTAGGCTGTGCGTATGTGCTACGATGTCTTGTAGAATGTCTTTCATTTTATATTTCTCCTTAGTTTTAGTATATAGGTTTTTTTAAGAAAAGTCAAACAATTTATTGAATGTATTTTTCTCTTCGGTACTGCCAATGTCCCAATTAAGAACACCAATCAGATTCTCTAGTTTGTTGTCGATAATGGTTTGTTCCATTTCTGCATCATTGAACGGAAGTTCCATGAACCATTTTGGCAAACGCAATTCGTCAACAGGGTATGCAACACTGGTAAATCCAATAGGATTAGATTTTAGTTTACAAACAATGACCTTCATTCCGTCTACAATCTGCATACTGTATTTGTCACTGCTCATTCGACGTAGAGTGTTCCAATTAATACTTGCACGAACGTGTCCGGGCATATTGGCCTTGCCTTGTTTCTTTTCCTTGGCTTCATATTCTGTAATATTATTAGCACGTTTTGGACTACCTTTCTCCCAACCAGGTCTTGCTTTAAACTCTGTACGGAATTTAGTAATATGATCTAATACCTGTTCCTCAGTGGCACCAGTTAGAACTTTTTCAAGAACATCACTTAAGAAGTCTTGGATAAATGCTGGTGTGTCACTGCGTTTAAGGTCAAGCCCCATTGCTTTAATTTTTCCGGGCTTGCCGTCAATATCGCTACGTTTTCCTTCCTTGTCGTAGTAGAGCACTGCGTATCGTTTTTTGGTAATGAATAACCCTTTGGAAGCAACAATCTCGCGACCTGCTTTAATGACTTCCCCTCTGCTTGGTGGGCAGTGAAAGGCTTCTTCCATGAATTTGACAAATGTTCCATTGACTTCTTCTCCTATTTGATCGTATAGAGTAATAACATTTTCCTTGTTCCAAGGAATAACGCCTGCTTCAATATCTTTCTTCAGAGTGGTGTACGCTGAAAAATAACAACTGTCTGTGTCACCATAGATGACTGCTTTACCGCGATAGTCATATTCACCGGTGACGATTTCATTAACTTTAGCCGCCATGTGCTTGACAATTTGACGACCACTTAGTGTAGTACTTTGTCCAATACGCTTGTCAAAGAATCTACAACCGGGATTAAGAATAGCACCGTACAAACTATTTAGGTTAATCTTTTTAACCAACTGTCGTTTATCCCAGTATTCTTCCTCTACTTTATTACCTGCTTTGATACAGTCTTTGAGTTTGGCCTGCATTTCTTTACGTTCAGCATACCACCGCTTTAACAGTCCAGGAATAATACCTTCCTTCTCGTAGGTAAAGATTGTACCATTGGCACTGATAGTCCATGGCTGGTTACTGTCAAAGATTAACTTGTAAACTTCAGCGGCACTGTGTACAGTATTTTCTCCGTCTTCCCAGTCAATGGTAATTTCCACATCTTTACGCTGTGCCATTACTGCTTCGTATTCGTCACTACCGAACTTACCTTCCCACGATGCCGCAAATGATTTCTTCTTAAGAGTCATTTGTTCATGAATGTATGCTTCGGTAATTGTTGGACGTAGTTGTCCTACAATAGTTTCTGGACCCATGTTCAGCGCACGAATAGCACTGGGATACAGACTGTTAATGTCTAAAGAACCGATCCAGTCTTGTAGACCTTCTTTGGGATAGGCAACGTATGCTCCTGCGGCCGCAGTATTTTCTTCTCTATCGTCCATTTTAGTACGATTAGGAACTTGAAAACCTCTACGATGGCATTCGTTAATAATGGCCTGTTCAGTAACAGCCACGGCACCCATTGTTGTCTGTAGCAATACAGTACATTCGTGTGCCAGTTTATTAGCAAGGTCGATAAACTTTAACTTATCGTCTAGTTTGTTTAACAGCAAAGTATCTTGTCTGTTGTAGACAATAAACTTATGAAAGTCATTGTTGTACAACTGATCCAGCGTACCTTCGTAGACAGTTTTGTTTTCGCCAATTTCCATCTCGCCAATAGCGTCCAGTCGATAAGTGTGACGTTCTTCATAGGTGTACTTGCGATACAGTTCAAGACTGTCTAAGTGTACACGACCGTGAAAGTCATATGTTACGGCTTTCTTACCATATTTTTCGTATTCACGACGTTTAGGAAATTGATCCCATAAACAGAATCTGCGTGTGTCTTCTTTACTCAACACTTGTGTAACACGGTTAACAGTATAAGGAACGTCATAACCTTCGCTGTTCCATCCACTGATAATATCAGCATCTTGAATTAAGTCTAGGAATGTTTCCAACATATCTGCTTCGTTGTCAAACAAATGTGTGTCTGGAATATCTTCAAGTAATTTTTTAGCATCATCCATCTTCATGCCATTAGGAGGCATTGCCAACGTAATCAACTTGCCAAGCCATTTTAGGTAAACAGTAATCGCAGTGATTGGCATGAAAGCATCTTCTGGAGTGCTGTAGCCACGTTCGGGATCAAAGTCTACCTCAATGTCGAAGAAGCAGATGTTTAGTTTAGGTCCATCTTGATTAAGATAGTTTTCGCTTAGATGTACGAAAATTGGATTGATGTCACTTTCATAAAGTTCCTTGCCACTGTTAATGGCTTGTTCTTTGCGAAAGTCTTTGGTATTTTTGCATACTATCCTAGTTAGGGGATCCCCGTGAATACTGGTAAACTTACCTTTTGGATCTGGATAGTAAAATGTGTAGCGTACCGGATGTTCTTTAAACACACGTTCGCCATGATATCATTCTCTCTGTCAAAGAGAGCATCTACATAGCTCATATTTTTCTCCTATGCCATTTAGGGCTGGCAAATACCTGTACTGTCATTTATGGCTGACTAAACCATCATCTTATTGAATACTTATCAGTCTTGCCAAGGCAATGACGTCGATAGTGACTAACAACAAATAGTTAGCAACCATACCGGTACTGCGCCTTGTCCAAGCGGCCCAACCAAATATGGCACATTGGGTAATAAACAACGGATATAAGATTAAAAAAGGTGGATTGGGTAGCGTAATGCCCATCCATATAGCACAGACAATACTCATGGCCCATGCAGTAATTTCAAGCACAAATCTCAAAGGCCAAGAGGTAAAGTCCTCTTTGGCCCAGTTTATTGTGTTATTAACAGCAGTTAAAAATTGATTCATTACTTGTCTTTACCGACAGTGACAATAAGAGTTTCCAAGTCGTCAAAGTCGCTGAACACATCATTCCAGTTACCTTTGTGTGCAATACTAATCGCTTTGTTAATTAGTGCTGGTTTGATGTCAAGTTCTTCTGCAACTGCTTTAACAGTTTCTTTTAATCCTTCAGACAAACTTTCAATTTCATATTTGATTTGAACACCTTCGTTGACAAGACGTTCTAGTTTGGCTTTTTCTTCAGGCCCGTAGGTTCTACTGCTCATTAAAATCTCCTTAATAACAAAAGTAATTATACTTTATTTAGAAATATTAATCAAGCATTATTGCTTCTTAACTTAGCCAAACCTATTAGATTAAAAATTTTAAACCACATCCAGCCAATATCAAACTCAAACCAGCGACGGCTTAGTTTAGGATTAGCAGGATCCAAGTGATGATTGTTGTGTAGTTCTTCACCGCCAATTAAGATACCCCAAGGCATTACATTGTGACTGTGATCTTTGGTTTCGCCATTGCGATAACCCCACCAATGTCCAACACCGTTGATAAAGCCAGCGGCCCAGAATGGAATCCATATCATTTGAACACCCCACACTAGAAATCCCCATGGCCCAAATAACAATAAGTCTATGACTAGCATTACAAGAATGCCAAGGCGATGGTGAGGTGTATAAAGTTTACGTTCGATCCAGTCTTTAGGAGTACCCATGCCATATTTCATAACCATGTGGGCATCGCTGCCTGCTTGATTATAATACTTGACTCCACCAAACACTAGATTCCAGATACCGAATACATGCGGGCTATGTGGGTCACCTTCTACGTCTGTATTTTGATGATGCTTACGATGTATGGCTACCCATTGCTTGGTAGTCATGCCAGTAGTTAACCATAACCAAAATCGCATAAAATGACTTAGTACAGGGTGAAATTCAAGACCCCTGTGTGCCTGACATCTATGTAGGTATAGTGTAACACACACTATTGTGATATGCGTCATCACTAACGTTGCTATAATTTTATCCATACAATATTTAGTCGTAAAAATAGGGCCTAAGCCCTACTGCTGGTTACGAATTCCAGCGATACCTTATCTTGTACCCGATTTTTCTACTAAATTATCTCTAAAGATAGTCCAAGCATTTTCCCAAGTCCAACGCCCACTACCTTCCCAAACTTTCTGTCTATCCAACATAAGCGCATCTTTAACAGCCTGTTTGAGTTCTTCGTTCATACAGCCAGTTATGCCTTCATCAACTACATCTAACGGACCTTGACATGGATAAGCCGCCACCGGTGTGCCGCAAGCCATTGCTTCAATCATAACAAGTCCAAATGTTTCCCAACGACTCGGAAACACAAACACATCTGCTTGACGATAATAATCACCTAGTTCAACACCACGCTTGGCCCCTACAAACTCAACGCTAGGATATTGTGCCTTATACTCTTCCAGCATAGGTCCATCGCCTACCATAATTTTGTGTGCTCCTGGATAGTCTAATGTGAAGAACTCTTCCAGATTTTTTTCTTTAGATACACGACTAACGCATACAAGAGTAAGCCTATTATTGTTGTTGCGCTGACTAGGATAAAATATACTACGATCAACACCTCTAGTCCACGGTATAATATCTCCATCAAATCCATGATCCCTTAACTCCTTAACCATTGTATCTGTAGTAGTCAATACTCGACCTGCGTGTTTGTGAAACCATCTGACTAAAGGCCAAGTAAGGGCTTCAGGTATTCCAAATAAAGCACGGAGTCCTTCAGGAAACTTAGTATGGTAAGCAGTATTGTAACGAAAATTATGTTTTGAAAGATATTTTCTAGCAGACAGACCAGTAGGACCCTCTGTGGCGATATGGATATAATCCGGACTGAACGCCTCAATCTTCTTGCCCATCGCCCTGGGATAGGCAATCTTGACTTCGTTGTAGCCAGGACAATCAAAGTAGCGGAAGTCCCCGGGAGTAATGTAAACAACGCTATAACCATCCAGAACCGCACAAGCCTCGATGTTTTTGTAAGTTGTGACAACGCCATTGATCTGCTCCGGTAAGTTATCAGTTATAATTAAGATTGTTTTTGACATGTTGCTATTACTTTAAATGAATCAAACTTCAACCAACTGGTCATTGTTTTTCTTGCTTGTTCGCAGTCCGCTTGATTCGGAAATGCTAGAGTCACTCTGCCCGGAATGTCCTTTGGATCGTTTACGTGCATTGCTAGTATTATCAGTATCCACATCATCCTTCTCCTTGGTCCAAGTTACTATTTCCCATTGACCATCGTGATGTTCTACAAGTGCTGTACAACTTTCAACCCAGTCACCGTCATTCATATACATTATGCCGTCTATCTCTTTGATCTCTGCGTGGTGTATGTGTCCACATATAACACCATCAAAGCCACGCTTCTTGCAGTAAGCCACTAAGTTTCGTTCGAACTGAAATATAAAGTCTACTGCTTTTTTAACCTTGTGCTTAAGAAACTGGCTAAGGCTAAAGTACCCAAAACCCATACGGCGACGAATCCAATTAAATTTATTGTTGAGGTTAAGAACAAAGTCATATGCTTTATCTCCTAGGAACGCTATCCATGGTGCTAGTCTAGTAATGCCATCGAACAAGTCACCGTGTGTGACTAGGTAATGTTTTCCGTCCATACCAATATGCTCGCATTGATTACACACTTCAATTAAGCCAAAGCCAATACCATAGGGCATTAGGGGTCTTAGAAATTCATCATGGTTGCCTGCAACATACACAACACGAGTACCGCGCTTGGCGTGGCCCATGACTCTACGTACCACATTGGTATGGCTTTGTTTCCATCGCCATTTGTTTTGTTGGATTCTCCATGCGTCGATAATATCCCCTACCATGTAGAGTGTTTCGCATGTGTTGTTTTTAAGAAAGTTGTTGAGTTGCTCCGCTTTACAATCGCGGGTTCCTAAGTGTACATCCGAGATGAATATACTACGATATGTCTTTGATGTATTCGCCATACTCATATTTATTGTAAATGTTGTGACGCAATATTACACAAAGATTACATCCTTAAATGTAGAATAAACGGAATGAAGGGCGGAAGTCGGAATAGAAAGATTGTATAAATATTAGAGAGGAGAATTTACTATGACACGTAGAGTTTATAAAGGACAACATATTTCGGCTTCGGGCACGGAAATACTAAGAGACGGTGCTCTTGCTGTTGATTTAACTACTAATAGTTTATACATACACGACGGAGTTACTCCTGGTGGGGTTGCGTTAATTGGCGATCAGAAAGTATCATCGTTGGCAGATCAGGATGTAGAAGTCACATTTGGAGTTATTGGTATTAGGATTACAAATTCCAGCGGCTGTTATGTCCAGATACGGGCTACCAGTAGTTTAACCGCACACTATAATATTGTTGTTAATGGCGGTGCTACAGGTACAGGTAATGGCTCCACATCTCTTACAACATCGTTTATTAATTTTCCTAATACTACGTTAAACGCTGTAGGCGATAAAGTAGATG